GGATTTCTGACTACGAGCTTCCACAAATCGTAAACTGTATATCGGTCGGATTCCTGATAGCTGAAACTAAGCAAGCGGTTGCGATTGCTCCAAATCTGGGCGACATTGGGGAAGACGATATGCAGGCGAGCGGCATTATCCGCATACCACGTTCGGCCATAAAGAAACTGGCCGCGCTCGCCTTCTAGAGTATGATCCAAATTGAAATCGGCGGTCTCATCCTGCTCGTCCTTGACATCATCCTGCTCATTTGGCTCTCGCGCCTCGCGGGCCGCATCGATGGCCTTACGTCGGAGCCGAAGCGCGGTCCCGGTGTTGTAACGCGGCTACGCGAGGTGGCGACCGGCGGCCCCGGCTCCAAGCTCCATCTCCCAACCGATTTCGAGAAGGTCGCCAAGGCAAGCGATGATCGAAACGACGCATGACCGCGCGCAACTCGCACTTGCCGTTAAGTTTGAACTTTACAAGCGCGACTTTGCCCGATTCGCCCTAGAACAACTTCGCATTAAAGGGGCGAGCCCCGGTCAGGTGCTCCCGCTCGACCTCTCAGTCAAGCCGGTTCAGACCATGATCTGGGCCAAGGTAAGAGAGCAGCTCAAATCGCAGGGCTATGTGCGCGGGCGCGTGCTCAAGGGCCGCCAGCAGGGTTCGTCTACCTGTACGCAAGGCATCATGTATTGGAAGGCGAGCACCACGCCCAATTTCGACAGCTTGCTCATGGCGCAGGATGGCGACACCACGGGCCGCATTTTCGCGATCGCGCGTCACTATTACGATCACGTCGAGCCGTCTTTCAAGCCGATGATTCGCTATTCATCGAAGGCGGAACTCGCATTCGAGAATCCTGACCAGCGCTCACGTTTTGACAACCCCGGACTTCGTTCGCGCATGGACTTCGTGGATGCCTCAAAGAAGTTCCCCGGCACCGGACAGACTCGCCACGGCCTCCATACCTCCGAAGCGGCCAAGTATCCATCGGAGACCATCCACGAACTCGCCGCATCTTTTATTCCGATGCTGCATGACCTCCCCGGCACCTATCACCTCGATGAATCGACCGCCTATGTTCTCGGTGACTGGTTCCGACAGGGCTGCGACGAGGCGCGCTCCGGCAAGTCGCGCTATTTCTGGGTGTTCTCACCTTGGTATTACGATCCCGAATATCAGCTTCCGCTCGCGAAGGGTGAGGTATTCAAACCCGACGCCGAAGAACGGCGGATCATCCGCCTCGCGGCTAAAGGCCAGAAAAAAGACGGAGTGCCGCCAGTCGCGATCACTCATCGCCAACTCAAATGGCGGCAGGAAAAGATTCGCGAGTTTGAGCTGGCCGGTCTCGCGACCAACGGCGCCGAACTTTTCAATCAGGAATACCCGCTCGACTACGAGTGCATCGCCAGTGGTGAAAGAGTTGGGACAGCAAGAGGCTTGATTCCAATCGAAGAGGTCCGAGAGGGCGATGTTACGACGATGGGACGCGTCGTACAAACGGGAGAAAAAGGCAACAAACTGATTTATAAATTGACGACGAAACGCGGATACAGCGTGCGCGCGACGGGAGAACATCCTTTGCCGACATTGGAAGGCGAAGTTCGTCTTCAGGATGCAATCGGCCATCATGTTAAATTAGGTCGCCCGCAATTTGCGAATGCTCCATGCGTCGTCAGATGGGATGAAGATTTTGGCATCGAGTCTCATCTTCAAATCCGAAAATCTTTCGCGCGATTTTTGGGCTATTTCATGGGCGATGGTAGTTTGGCTGTCGGAAAAGGAAACAAGAACGGAGCATCCAATATTTCCATCTGCTGTGACGCGCGGGACACCGATGTCGTCAAAGATGTCTCGGACTTGCTCACTTCATTTTTCGGTCGCCAACCACAAGTGCGCGCAGTAGGAACGAATCGCGGTGGAACTGAGGTACGGACGAGCAGTACTTCGTTTCTAACATTAGCGAAGCGCCTCGGTATCTATTCGCCAGCAGCCCCGCATCGCAAAGTGTGCGTCCCTGAATGTATCTGGCGTTCTCCCGAAGCGGTTATCCGCGAATTTTTACGTGGCTTATTTGAGGCCGATGCATGCAAGCGAAAAGCGCGCTCGATTCTTCTGTTCTCCAAATACCGGCATTTTTTGGAAGAAATTCAACTGCTGCTGCTCGGCTTCGGTATCGAATCTACGTTGACATCAGGAACTAAAGAAGTCAGCCCCGAACGATCAAAAGATGGCAAGGGTCATTCCTATGTTTGCAACGAACTCACGCTGCATGCGGTTGCGACGAGCCTGTTTGGCGAGCGGATCGGGTTTGTCGGTCAGCGTAAGTCATCTTCATTCGCGATCGCAAAAAAACGTCAAGGACGCAACGCCATCCCCCAACGTGGCATCGATGAAGTAGTAAGCGTGGAACCGTGTGGCTCCGCAGTAACCTACGATCTCGAACTCGAAGAACCTCATCTCTTCGACGCGCACGGTATCCTTGTCCACAACTCAGCGTGGATCAGCTTCGATGCTTTCGTGTTCAATCGCGGCAAGCTGTTGAAGATGCAGCAGAGCGCGCCCGAACCGAAGCTCATGCGTATGCGCGGCGCGCCCGGTTCGCTTCCCGCCGAATCGTCACAGGATCAGTTTGGTCTCGAATCGGAATACCGTGCGGTGTGGGGACTGCCCGAAAAAGGCAAGTTCTACGACATCGGGGTGGACGTTTCGGCCGGCATCGAGGGTGGCGACTGGTCGGTATTGGAAATCATCGAGCGATTTTCCAACAAGCAGGTGGCCGAGATTCATCTGCAAGCTGACATCGTGGACCTTGCCGACGAAATCTTCTGGTGGGGAGCCTGCTACAACTGGGCGCAAGTCGCCATCGAGTTCAACGCCGAAGGCATTTCAGTCAACCAGTTTCTTCAGCGCAAGAATTATCCCTATTTATACTTCTGGCGCAACCGCGGCGGCGCGTTCCCGAAGGTGACTAAAATCACGGGATGGAAAACCCAGCGCGATTCCAAGCGGCTGATGGTCACTATGACGCAAGCCAAATTCAATCGCGATGAGGTGGTCATCAACTCGCGGTGGTTGCTGCACGATTTGAGCAACTTCGTGCGATGGCCGTCGGGCGAAGATTGGAGTTACGGCGCGAGTCAGGGTCACGATGACCGCCCGATGAGCTGGATGATTTCACTGATCGCAAGCGACGACGAAACGGTGGGGCTGACTGAGGAGACGAACATCGCGCTCAGACCGAAAAACACCGATGCGTTCGACATCAGCTTCATGGAGCCACTCGACAAGACGGACGAAAAACGCATACAACGCTTATATCAACGGAGTTTGGGACATGCCAAAGAAAGCGACTGGTGAGTTCACGATCGACCCGACCGAGCCGAAACCCGACCTTCTCGAAACGCTTGCGAGCATCGATGTCGCGACCCTCGACAGCACCGAGTGGGAACTTCTCACGCAGTTCTGCGCCAAGACCCTGCTCGCGCAATTCGCCAAACTCGATCCGCGTTGGGAACGCCTCATCGAAGCGGCCAAGGTCGAGACGGGCATGGACGAATGGAAGTGGCTCGGATCGCAACTCGCCCGCGTACTCGAAAACGGCCAGCATCTCAACGTCGCGCGGCATCCGTATTTTGAGGTAGGCGGCGGTCGCGTCACTGAAAAACAGTGCGAGTGGAAACCGTGCGGTCAGACCTTCATGCCGGCGTATCCCGGTCAGCGTTATCATTCAAATGAATGCGGGACGCTTGCGTTCAACGAGCAGCGCAAGGCGAAGCAGGAAGAGGACGATCGCGTCGAGGCGGCGCGTCGGAAGCGATTTCCGCAGCGCCCGATCACGCCAGAGCAGCCTACGCTGCCGCAACAGCCGCCGTCGCGCGGGCTTAACCAGGAGTTCGGCAGGTAATTAAGTGGCCGCCGCATCCGCCGAAATAATCACTACCAAGAAGGGTAGTTTTACGAGTCATCTCCCTGCCGATTCGGGCAGTCCCGAGATGATCCGCAAGCTTGATCAGATCGACGGTGAGGGTAAGAGCGCGCGTGATGCGGTAGGCCGGAAGTGGGACTCGGATATTCGCAAGTGGCAGGGCCGCGAGCCACAGTCGCCCGCGCGCCCCGACCCTATCTTTCACGCCGACATTCTTCAGTCCGCTATCCAGCGCAAAATCTCGCTGCTTTCTGAAGGCAAGCCCATCCTCGACATTCAGCCGTGCCGCTACGGTCTCGACGCGACCGGCATCATCTTGAAGGCCGCGACCAAGGGCGTGTGGGATCAACAACAGTTTCCCGTGGCTCTGGAAATGCTCCTCACGCTTTCGGGCATTTTCGGTTGTGGCGGTTTCCGCACGCGCTGGGACCCGTCTTACGCCTACGGTTTCGGAGAAATTACGCTGATGGCGTGGGACCCGCGCAATCTCGCGATCGATCCCGCCGTCATCAACGCATCCGACATCAATTCAGGCCAGTATGTGCGGTGCGATTCCGTGGTGCCCACTGGCCTCTTGCAACGAAAGTATCCGGGCAAGGCGGAGCATCTAACCGGCGACACGCGGGTGAAGCCTTCGGAGCCGGAGGCGCGCAATAAGTCGGGTATCTGGAACATCCGCAACATCTTTCGGGGCGCGAGTGACAAGGTAAAGGATGCGGTGCCGCGCTCGTCGCTGCGCGAGTACTTTCTGTTCGACCCCGCTATGACTGACGACGGCCTGCCAAAATACCCTAACGGGAGGTATCTGCTCCGTGCTGAAGATGACGTCATCCTCAATGACGGTGAGGACGAGGACCAGAATCCGTACTTTGACGGACTTTGCGATCTTGATTTGTTCGATAATCATCCTGACCCAGATCATCCTTGGGGGCGTTCTGAAATTGAAGCTCTTCAATTTCTTGGGAACGCCTTCAATCGTAGCGGCAATTTGCTTATCAAGTCTTTTATCCGGAATGGCTATCCTTGGAT